CCAATGCTTCATCTCCAATTGTAATGGTAGCAGATGATACGTATGGTGGTACTCTGTAACTTTGTTTATTATTACTTTTTAAATCTGTTAAAAATCCGCCGTTTCGATTGAAGTTTCGGGATGGTCTTGGATCTCCTTCTACATATCCAACACCTTTTAATATATTCTCAGAAGATGGTAAATATGATCCGCCTCTAACAGTAGACCCTCCTAATGTTCCAGCTTCATTTCCAGTAACAATATTGCTCGACCGATATGCTATTAATTCTACATTAGCAACTTTGCCTAACATGAAATCCAATGCTTTTGTACTTCGATCTTTTAATCCAGCTTGTCCTCTCGCTTTTAATTCATTTTGAACTTGTATTGATACTTGTGAATAAAATATATCACCGGGCATTATATTACCTCTCTAAATTTTCATTTTCTAGATAATCTGTAATATTAGAAATATCTGGAATTCGAATTGTTATTCCTGCCGGAACCATATAAGATCCCTTTCCTATTCCATTTGCTATTGCTATTACCCACCACATCTGTGAATCATTATAAAACTTGAGTGCTAATTTATCTAATCTATCTGGTGCTGAAATTTCTAAATATATATCATTATCTGATCTAGGAACCACAGGATATATTGTAGTTGCAAATCTACGTTTTTTATTGAATGGTTTTAATACTCTTGTTGTTTGATATCTACTCATAATCATTTTTTAATTTTTAGGTGATTTGTAATATTTTTTGCTATATCTTTGAAAGTACTATTTCTTCCACCTTGTTTGTCAATATCAGAAGGTGGTTCTAAAGCTATTCCTGTATTGTTATTTGTATCTGCTAACCAATTTCCAAATTTGGTTGGTATTGGTTCTCCGGTTTTACGATTAAAGTCTTTTGCTAATGTATACATTCTTCCTTTCTTTTGTGGAAGGTAATCTGGAATAACTGCTACTTGAAGTGATATTTCGATTTTCTTCGGCGCTTCCATCATATCAGGATCTTTTTCTATATTTATCTCCCAAGTAGTTTCTGCATCTGCTAATGTATAATATATGCTCTGTATTATTACAGGCTGTTGGTATAATATATCTCCAATGGTTAGTCGCATCCAAGGTGCCTTTAATCCAATAGTACTATTATCATATTCGGGAGCAGTATAACTTGCTAATGCATTTAATTTCCTCCAGATTGGTTTCATTTCATCTCTAGAAGTTGCATATACCGTAAAATCTATATTTAAATCTCTTTGCACTCCTGAATATAAATAATTTGGGTCTGCTCTTCCTATCATTTGTTGTGGAGTCCAGGATGGACTAAATGTATCTGTTAATGAATTTATAATTGCACGAAATACAATAATATCATCTGTAATTGTTCCATCTGACCCAGCAACTAGTGATGGTCCAGTAAAAAAGAATTTAATTAAATCTTGTGTTTTGTCAAATGTGTCATTAAATGCTCCTAAAATACCACCCGGTTTCCATTTATATACATCTTTTAGTGCTCGCTCTCCAAAGTCTATTACTTGTACTTTATCTCCACGAAATGCAGTAGCTGTTTCAATTGGGTTTCTGGTGGGTTTATATTCATTATCTATCCATTTAGTTGCAACATGGCTTCTTGCAGTAAAATCATTTCTTAATGCCCAAATATTTCCGTGATCACCAAAACCATATGTTGCTTCTAAATTAAATAACGAATATGCTCCTACTGTTGCCGAAGTTGCAGCGTATGCAATGCCTGTTTCTGATTTTCGTGAAGCTGCACCAGTGCCGTCTAATCGCTTTCCAATAAGTGAAGTTGTATCTAATCCTTTTCGTGCTCTAAAATCTTGATATCTAAGACCAGGTAATTTATTTAAATTTTGGAATGGTACTCCTGCATATTGTTGGTCTGGTGTTGGGTGGTCTCCTAATGTTAATAATGATGACCCTACTTGTGATACTTGTGGAATTCCTAATCCGGATGCTAATCCTAGTCCAGCTGATGCCGCCGCTTGTTTAACAGCATTACCTAATTGTACGTTGGAATGATTACTAACAACCGATTCAAATGCTTTTGGAACGCCTGCTGCATTTAATTGTCCGGGAGTTAATCCGACTTCACGAGTAGACGACAGATATGAAATTATATCTTTTGCTGGTCTTATTTCATAATGATTTTTAAATAAATGCATATGTTATCCTAAGTTTGATTCATTCCTTGTTCTGGTAATACTAGTGTTATGCTGCTTAATGCGTTCGCCAACATTGCAATACTATTTGCGTCTATTGTGGCGCTATTATTTCCTCCGCCCGAAGTTAATTGTGAATTTGGTATCACTGTACCGGAACTTTTTGGTATTATTAATTCTGGTCCTCTTTCTCCTACCAAGTATGGAAGTCTTCCTTTTACTGGGCCACCTGTTGCAAATGCATCTTCTGGTTTTACTGCAACAGTACCTGTGATAAAGGCTGGCCTATCGGAAGTTCCGATATTTTCTGAGTCTGGGACTGCGACTCCAAAAAAGGTGGTTAGTAAGTCTTTTGCTTTGGAGACAAGGCCAGCAGCGATACTAATACCTGGAACGCCTTTTGTAAAGTCTAAAATAGCGGTACTTTGATCTTTCATGAAATTTGTAACAGTTGTATATCGTCCTATTGCTTGTACAAACTCCGGAGATGCATTATTAAACGATGCTATCGATTTAGCAACGTCATCAAACATAGGTCCTGTAATTTGTTTTCGTGCCCCGCTTACAATATCTTCTGCAGATGTACCTACCGCCTTTATTTGCGTTATTATTCCCTCAGTTAACATCGTATCTAACATGGTAGATAATATTTCTTCGGTGGTTCTAACATCCATTGATTTTTCTAGTTTATCTAAAGTCTCCAATTGAACATCATTTGCACCTATCCGAAATTTTTCTATTTCTTCTGTTAAATTTTCTGATTTGATATCTAAAACTTGGCCGTCTACACCAGTACCTAATTTATCTATCAATTTCATTTGTTCGTATTGCTTCATCAATGTGCTGGTTTCGATTCCCATTGTTTTTGCTAGTGCTTCTCTTNCTAAAACATTCNTTTCNATAACACTTCCTTGCGATCGTAAAATATCTTCTTGCGTTTCAGCCATTTTTTCTGCGTCGCCTGTTAAATATGCTTTTCTATATTCTGCAGTTAAACTCTTNCCATTTTTAATTAATCGCTNNCCNGATAATTGTTGGTATTCTAATTCTGCCGTAACCGATTGTTCTATATTTAACATATTTTTACCAATATTAGCTAACTCTGATACAGATGTGCCTAATGCTCTAGATTTTAAAATTGCTACTTCTAAATTTCCAGGTATTCTTCCGAATTGAATTCTTGTGTCACTTGCAAGTCCCGAAATTTCTCCTGTTACATCTCTTAACACGCCAGTTAACCCGGTTGCAGTTTCTATTTTTTCTGCAATCATTGCTTGTTGTGCTAATTGTATTTCTGAGTCTTCACTTCTTACTGCAGCATATAATTCATATGCCGTAGCTTGGTCTTCTGTTAATCCTAAATTTAATTGTAATGTACTTTGCGTTCTTATTAGTGATTTAGCTAACTTTTCATTATTTGTTATATTCTTTATTTGGCCTGGTAATATCTTTCGTAATCCAGCTGCAAACATAGCTGCGTGTTCGCCACCAATTTTTAATTCTACACCAATTTTATCTAACTTAGCACCATAAATAGCAGCTGCTTTAGACGAAACTCCAAATGTTTTATTTAATAATGCATATTTTTGTTCTAGAAATGTTATTGACTTAACTTGTTCTTGGAATTCAGCAGTTAAATCTAATTGTGTAGAATATAATTCTCCTATGCCCCTTGAAGTATTAATTGAAGACTCTGCTAAGTCATCAAGTCTGCTTATTAGGCCATATGCACCTTTCGCTGCTGCTTCTGAGCCGTCTTTCAACGCTTTATAATAATCACCAAGGCCTGATAATTTATCAGGGACCTTTGGCATTCCATGTTTAGGCAATTCACGAAGTTTTTCTATTTGAAGTTTATTGTAGTTCATAGGAATATTTTATTATAAATATTTACCTAGGAGGTTTTGCAATTTTAGGTGCAGAACTTTTTTTAGATTGTTGTTTTTTGATTCTTTCGTTCTCGTCATGAAATATTTTATTTAATTTTTTAATATAGAATTTTCGTAAATGTACGGGCATATTATAAATAGTATCCCAGTCCCATCTACCTTCTCCATGCCATATTAAATCAAATATTTGTTCGTGTAAATAAACTCTGTCTGTTGGCTTAAGACCAAAAAAAGTCTGATCCAATTTGAAATGTTGCCAAGAAGGTGCCTCCGGCCTCACCTTCAAATTCGTATTCGTAGTTAATCTTGGGAGACTTTTCAGCTATATATTTTCTAAACTTTTTAGCATCTTTAGCTAAAAATTCATACCGAATAAATTTTTCTATATCAGCTGACTTTCTGCTATCGTTAACTTGTGTGATTGTTTTTGTCAATAAACCTGATATTAACTCGGCTTCATCAATGCTTTCTAATATATCAGATGAAGCAAATTTGAATTTTATTTTAGTAGTATCATTTACTTCATATTCGAATTCTCCATTCTTATCTGCAGATAACTTGAATGGAATTGGTTTTAATTTAGATAAATCTACTACCCTGTCTAATGCTGTTCCTGTTTTTGGATCTGCTACTGTTACTGGATAATCTTTTCCGTAACTAACAATCCTTGCGGTAATAAGTAAACTATCTTTGTCTACTCTTGCAACTGTGTTATAATCAATATCACTAACAATTAATGCTTCCAATAATTTATCTAATACTACGCCTTCACGCATAAATGAAGCATTAGTTAATATATCTTCATCATATGCAGTCATATACCGCATTTCTATTATTCCTTTTCTTAATGGATTTGATTCGGGATATATATCTCCGCCAGAAGCTAGCCGAACAAGCTCTACAGGCAATTTACCTCGCTGGGTTGATTGATACTCTTTTTTTGCTAATTCAATTATATTTTTATCATAACGATCTGTGTGCTTTGCCATTTTTATTATCCTTTATAACTTTATTATAAATATAAGAACACAAAAAAAAAAGACCCCTTAAAGGAGTCTCTTTTCATTCAAATGAGGGATGAATTTAATATTGTAATACTGCGTAATCGTATTTTAATGTAAGTTCTATTTCTACAGCTCCTTCGGTGGCCCAATCATGTGATCCAAAATTTGAATCTCCAATCCATGCGTTAACCAATTCCCACTCTTCTATTTTTTCTCCTAATGCTGATAATGCGTGTAATCTAATATTCCTTTTATATAAATCTGAATACCCATCTCTTCCTGTTAATGATTCGTGGTGATATCTTATCCATTCCATTACTGATGCTGCTCCGCTATCTGTAATTGCATCGTATAATGTAATTGATATATCATTCCATCTAGACTTACCTTTTACTTTCCTATCGATATTAATGTGGTCCAATACAACCTCTCCATTTGTCATGGATGGCCTAGCAGAGGCTTTAATAAGATATGCTGGTAAATCATCACTGTACATGATAAATCTATTTTGATATTTTGGTTCCCACGAAAACGCAGAATGAAATAAATCATTTTGTCCTATATCTGATTGTGGGTCTGCGTAATTTTCTAATGAATGTGGCATTTTTAATCTTTCTTCTTTTAATATAAATATTATCTAATTAGATTTTTATTCAGGGAATGTTGCTCCCGTTGCTTGTATATTGAAATCTAATATAATAAACTCTGCAGTTCTAGTTGGCTGTAAAAATATTTGTCCATATAATATATTTTGATCTATTAAATCTGGCGTGTTATTTGATGCGTCCATTACTACTCTAAAAGCACTTAATCCTTGTTGTGATCTAACACTTTCTAGATATGGGTTTGCTATATTTAAAAATTTATTTCTTGTTGCAGTCGTATTTTGTTCGAATACTAAATATCTTGTTGCAGAAGCGATAAACTTCTTAACTGTAATTAATAGTCGTCTAACATTTACTCTATCTAACGCAGATGGTTTTGCTTGAAGTGTTTTTTGTCCCCAGATAACAATTCCCTCATTTGGGAAATTTGCTATTGGATTAATTCTAGCTTCATATAAATTATCTCTGTCTGATTGAGTTAGGTTTTCATATGTTCCGGTTACTCCTGATAATCCGCCCCTATTTAATCCTGCTGGTGCATACCACGGTGCAGCAATTGCATCATTAAATGATAAAGCTCCNGGAACTACTACAGATGGTGGAACCCATATTGGAAGATTTTTTGATTGATCTATAATCCTAACCCATGGAAAATATGTCGATGTATAATTTGAATCTAAACTATTAACTTCAGTTATTGTAGATGAAATACTATCTGTTAATGCATTTGCGTCCATTACATAAAAAGTATCTTGTCTATCTTCTGCTAATTGTCTAGCATCAGCTGTTACGGCACTATGTAATCTATGTATAATGCCCGGTGTAATTAACATATTCATATCATAATAATCAGTGTTGCTTAATGCTGCAAATGCTTTTTGATATGCCTTAGTACCTGTTGATGTTGCACTACTACAATCAAATCCAAATGTATTAGTAGATTTAATATTAGTCCCACGAAATTTAGGTAAATTTGGTTTTTCACCATCAAACCCTCCTTGTGCTGGAACCATAAATTTCCTGGTTGATGTTGCAATATTGCTAGTAAAAGAACCACTAGCACCTGTTAATGCATCTTGCAATGATCCTGAGTATGGGCTAACTATACTAGGAAATCCTACTTCTGCATCTTGTAACATATCTCCTATATAGAAATCTGCATTGCTTCCGGTATTTGATCCTGATGTTGGTAGTGGTGATAAATATTGTAAATTTTGAATATTTGTATAATCAAATCCGAAATAATTTTTACTATTATAACTACCAACAACTTGTGAAGTATTATATGATATTGGCTGTAGATTTAAATTTCCTGCTGAACCAGATACATCTGGAATTGGTGAATTTGGAGCTCTAAAACCAAATGGTACTAATGTTTTATTAATTGTTTTAGCTT